AGATTTTTTGCTCATGGCTTATATTGGTACTTCTAAGCAAATTACCATTATCATCCTGTTTAAACATTTCTGCTTCAATGGCTTCCCAAGATAATCCTTCAGGATTGTGACCACCTTCACTTGGTAGTTTAGTAGGTGCAGTAGCTCTAACTAGTAACTCAACAAGTTCAATAGTATCGGCATTAGTAACCAATCCTCTAGCTTGCTCGTAAGTATCTGCGTCAAGATTGTTCTTCATAAAACTTTCAACAGTTTTAATTCGTTCTTGAGCATTGTCGCCTAGCTTACTTAACTCGACTTCTTGATTGTACTCTTCTGCTACTTCGCCTTGTGTTGACAGTAGTTCCCACGCTTCTTGGAAAGCATCACCGTTCATATTAGTCTTAGTAGCAAACGCTTCTAGCTCTTGATATAAAGCATCGTCTGCTTCAACACCTTCAGGGGGTGTATATCCATCTTTAGGTGCGCCTTTAAATCCACCAAACCTTTTGGATAACTCAGCATATCCTTTGGCTTGTTCAGCAACAGATTTATACTTCTCAGTGTTTAACCACTCTGGTGCGTCACCTGTGCCTTTAATGCCATCAGCAAGAAAGTATTCTCCAGCTTCTAATGTTGGCTGTGCTTGATCTAGCAGGGTATCGCTTTTTTGTACTTCTGGTGCGGCCTGTTCATCTAACATAGTGTAGTCCTATAATATTTCAGCTTGTTTCATTTGGTTAATTAAAAACTTAATTACTCCAGCCTCCCCATTATGGTACGCGGCCTCATAATCAATGTTTTCTGATCCAAAAGAAGTGTCGTTATCGTAGACAAATCTTCTAGTCAGGTCAGACAAGATACGCTGACCGTCATCAGTTGTAAAGACCCTGTGGTAAGATTTAGCCAAGTCAGACGCATTTTGCTTGCGTATGTCAGCCTGTTTCTTAGCCACAGCAGGGTCAGCAGATTGGTTAATTTCTGACCAACTCATTGAGCTTGCATCGGAGCTTGTGAAGGTTTAATGCCTTGTTGTGCCGCTTCAGCACCAGCCTGAATGATCTGGGCTTTCTCTGTATCAGAACGGACTAACTCGGCTGGCATACCTGTCTTAGCGGCTACCCATGTACCAAAGTCTTCTAGCTTAAAGCCAATCTTAGCCTGATCTGGGCCAGCATTTTGCAATACAAACTGAACGGCTTGTTGGACGTTGATAATGTCTTCGCCATCCTGCGCTTTTGCCAAAGGTGATAAGAATTTAATCTCAATGTCACGACCATCTAACTGAATAGGCTGTAGTAATCCACGACGAGTTAAGATATAAACAACACGCTTGAGGATAGGAACTAATACTTCTGTCTGTAGTCGCCCAAAGGCAGAACCAATACGCTTGGCTAGTTCTCTTGAGTCAATAGCGATCTCAGTAGCAGAGCGAACAGGGCCAGTAGGGTCACGCAGATCGTTAAACAAGGCACGTTTGATAGAATTCTGTAGCTCATTCATCTCAAATTGCGCTAATTGCAAGTTAGCACTAGTGTCTAAACGCTGTATAGACGGATTAGACGAGTTATTAGAACCAACTGGAATAACAACTCCGGGGCTTATAACTATATTGTAGGGATTAGTCACACCATCATCGGTTGCAGTGTACATACCAGACAAGTCAATAGCGGCTTTCTGCAATACAAACTCTTTAACTTTATTTAGTGATCGAACATCAGGCAATGCTTGGACAGCAGGGCCACGACCACGAATCTCACCAGCTACTTTAGAGTAACGACCAGTTACCCACGGGCTAGATTTACCAAAGTCTTGCGTCCAGCTAATTCTATCTTCGCTAGTTACCCATACACAACCGTAGTAAGTTTTAGACTTAGGCATGTACACAACGCCTTCACTGACTTCTACTTCAGCGTCAGGTTGGTTCTCTATCTTGCTCTTAATGCTTTCAGAGGGCTTGAATCCTTTCCACATACGCTTTAGGTTACGAGCTTTAACGGTGAATCTACGCCAATGAGTTTCAATAGAACCATGCGGCCCTTCCTCAAACGCAATACCTTTCTGCGGAATAGCATTAAAAATGATCGGCATGTCATCGCTTTCATCTTCATCAATTCTTAACGTACCTGTACCAACCAAAAGGTCTAGGGCATGTTCAAAGAACTGTGTGCCAAAGTTAGAACGGTTAATGTAATCAAAAACAATGCTTGCTTGTTGCTCTAGGTTAGCTCTAATCTCTTCTTCTGATACATCGTAATCACCAGACTCTAGCATATTAAGAACACTTACAGACGGTGCAAAAGTAGCCCAGTTACCCCAGATAGGAGCAATGTTTTCTTGTAACTTGCTTGCGCCTTGTTGGATAGCTTCGATAGCAGTGGAGTCAAATATCCTGTCCATCTTTTTCTGACCAGTCGCAAAGTCATCAAATAGATTTCTGTTAGGCAGGAAGTACTCGTAGCAGTCATCAAGAAGATCATGCCATAAAGCCATCTTCTGAAATGCTTGCTGTTCTCTTGTTTTTAAATCTTGTAGCGAGCCTAGTTCTTTTGGCAGTTTCATATTGTCGCCTATTTTCTGTTAACGCTTGAGCCAACATAATTACGGCCACCACTGCCAGCACTATTACTACTAGCACCACTAGAGCCAACACTACCACCCATCATGCTTCTTCTACCCATACCACTAGATTTACCAGATGCCTTACCAGATTTAGCAAGCAATGATTTAGAACCGCTTTTACCTCTAGCCGCGGCCTTTAATCTCTTTTCCATCTCTTCGGTTTCTTCATCAATCATACGAGACTGACGAGCTACACCAGCAAGTTCTTGCGCTGTTGGTTCAGGGGCTTTAGGAGCCTTCAAAAATCCCATTATTGTTTCCTCAGATGTTTTAATAATTGGTATGGAGTTATAATAAAAGGATTGTTGATTCCTAATATCTGCTTAGTATGGCCTACGCATGTATTTAATATAAATAATGGCCGTTTACATTCTTTAGGTATATAGCTTTTTATTACAAATATGTCGTCGATTATACTCTTTTCGTCTTTAATCGTAAACAAATCGAACCCTTTTGTGTTTTTTCCGTACACAATGAACTCTTTTCCTGTAGGTTTTAGAATAAAACAGTGCCTAATTCCTTTTTTTAAGAAAAAAGACCACCATCTATTACCATCATCCTCAAAGACAACATAAAGTTTAGTAGGTATTTTAGAAGACATTAACTTTTATCTTTGCAGTATGAGTCTTATCAAACCCACCAGCGCGAGCTAATGCAGAACGACCCTCTCCTTCTCCCTGTAAAGCGTACTCTAGTGCTTCTACTGGGTGAGAGTATTCATTCTTATCTGGTTCATCAGTGTATCTCTCGCCTGTAGTCTGTACACGACGATAACAAAAGCCACCCTGTAGACCCTTTCTAATCATAGAGGCTTTAGGCAGGACAATAAATCTAGGCTTACCGTCCATACACATTTCTTTCATAGGCACTTCTAGCGCGGCCCTACGCTTCATAGGATCGTTAGACACTGTAGGTTGACAAGGGATGCCAGCGGCTCGCATAATCTGGAACGGAGTCTCAGAGTTAGATTGGTTCTTGTTGTTACCAGACGGATCACCCCATCCTTTAAACGTGTGGTTAGGGTACATCTCTTCAATGTATCGTTTAAGACTAGGAGCAAAGTCAACAGCACCAGAGTCCGTTAATACAACCTCGTCAAAGCATACCCAACGTCCAATCGATGTTCGTTGTAAGAAAGCACACGCAGGGGTACGTCCAAAGTCAAAGCCCAAAACAATAGGAGTATCTTTATCAGGCTTAAATTCCAAGTGTTGACAGTGGACAGAATCGGTATACATAGGATGGACAGGTTTACCGTTAGACACAAAGCCGTATTCATTGGCTAGATTAACCTTAATCCAATCATCAGTCTTTCCTTGTAGGCCCCTACGGTAATAACCTTCAGGTAGATTAAAAAGATTCTCTGCTTTTTCGTTGACTAACCAGTTCTCACCGTCTTTAATCACACCACCAGCTTGACGATAGAAAGCCCAATCTTCAGGACGCTCTATCTCAGCTAGTTTAAAGTACCAATGGTCTTCATCAGGAGCGTTACTATCTCCTATTATGCCATGGTGTGTAGGACGCGCACCTTCCTTGTTAGAGGGATAACGACCATGACGTAGATCAAGCATATCAAGGACAGCTTTAGAATGTTCTTTAGTCTCGTTTAACCATACCCATGTAGTTTGGATACCCCTAGCTTTCTTAACGTGTTCAGGACGGTCAAAAGCAATGAATACAATGTCACACTCTACCCTAGTGCCATCTTCTAGCTTAAAGCGGATAAAGTGAGTAGGAGGCTCTTTGTTACCTTGTTTGAAGTCACCTAACTCACCGTGTATCTCTAGCCAATCCTTAATCGTAGTAGAGAACAGTTCGGAATAAGTATTACGTGCGGCAATGATACGAGATAAGCGAACACCATAGTTCTTATGTTGCTTATCCTTAACAGGCTCTTGCTCACACATTAGGTCAAATAATTTTAGAATACACTGAACAGTCTTACCAGAACCTAGAGGTCCCATGATGAAAGAGTTTCTTTCTCGACAATCGTTAAAATCTTGCAGAACTTGGCCTTGAGCCATTAAGTTATATTCAATCTTCATTATTTTAACAAAGAATTATCTGGTTTTTGGGCTAACGGCCCTTGAGTAGCGCCACCTGCATTTGAC